CCCATCGAGGATGCCCCCACAATCGACGCAGAGCCTCCTGTAAGCCCCGTAGACGAGAGCGAACCCTCTGTCGGCACTATTGATACCCCTGAAACGCTCCTAGAGGCTCTGGATGCGTCTGCCGAACCGACCCCTGCGCAGGCTGCCCAGCTTGCCACCAACCCGCAGGTGCTTGCAGTAGCAAGCGTGGAGCAGGCTGAAGCCATCTTCGAGGCGTTGAACGTTAGCGAACTAGATAACACTCAGATCGCTGCCCTGATCGAAGCGGTACAGGATGCACCCGCCGAAGTACGTGAAGCGTTCGAGGACACGATTGACATTTTCGGTGAAGGCTTAGACGACTATGTGCCCCTCGGATCCAACATCCCAGTCGGCACCAGACGCACACTTATCGCTGTAACAGCAGGGGTAACGCTCGCAGCAGCAGGTACTAGAATACGGCGCTGATGCGTAAATTCTTCAACTTCCTGAGCGACAACTCGTGGACCTACGCCGGTACCGGCATGGTGCTCATCACCTTGTCTGGGCCTACTCTCCGTTCAGCCCTGTGGATAACTGGTGTAACATTGATCCTGCACTCAGCGTTATCCCTCTCCCAGAAAGACTGAAATGGAAAAGCTCAAGAACATCATCTTCCGTATCTTCGCCCTGTTTGGCTCCTCGGCTTTGGCTGCGGTTGCTGGTGGCGCAATCATCGGTGTTGAACTGTGGAAGTCTGCTGCGCTTGCTGGCGTGATGGCGTGTGCACAGGTCGTTGAGAAGCTTCTTCGTTACAGCGTGGATGGCACGTTGACGAAGGAAGAAATCGAAGCCGCGTTCTCTGGTGCTGGTGCACCGAAGAAGAAGGATGAGGCTGCTGGCTGATGGCGAAGGTCGATATCGCCAAACTGCCGATCATCAAAGTCAAACTGTGCTCGCATCTCAAAGGGGTGGAGCCAGGTGAATTGGATCCGAGCCTGCTTCGCAAGATTGAAGGCAAGGGTCAGTTGCATCATTGTGCGGCTGACGCATACGAGGCGATGGACGCTGCGGCTAACGCAGAAGGAATTGACCTCAGCCCGACTAGCCCAGCGGACACATATCGCTCACTTGCGGTTCAGGAGTACGGATTCTTCCAGCGATACACCGACAACCCGAAGCCAGCCCTGATGAAGCAGAAGCCACGCATCTACAAGGGCAAGGCGTGGTATCTGAAAAAGGGGATGGCGCAACTCGCGGTCCCTGGTACGAGCCAGCACAACTACGGCATCGCAATCGACATCGCTAACGCTTCGGGTGCACGACTAGAATGGCTCGCGAAGAACGCTGTCTCGTTCGGTTTCTCATGGGAAGTGCTCCCGTCAGAGCCGTGGCATCTGCGTTACGTTGCAGGCGATGATGTGCCTGAACGGGTGAAGGCTTGGAAGGAATCAAAGGGAGCCTGATGTGGACGCTGGGTGGGCTGTCTTTCTTAGTGCCGTTGTTGCTGGTGCTTTTTCTGTCATAGTCACCCTCATCCAGAAATTCAAGAAGGAAAACGCCTCAGATCACGAGGTTGTGATGGGGATGCTGAAGATGGTCTACAAGAAGCAAGGCACCGTAGAAACCAAGATAGATAAGGTTTCTGAGAGGTTGACGGACCACATCGAGAACCACTAGGGTTCCTCTCTCTTAGGGAGGTGCTAGACAATGGCAAAGAACTTCAGTATGGTGGAGTTGCGACTCATTCGCGACAGTCTTTTGAGGGTGACACCGGCAAGAGATCAAGCTGATGCGTTGTGGGATGTAATCGAGAAGATCAACGCATTGATTGGAGAACAGCGTGAGCAAGACAAAGGGAAGTCTGCTAACCGAAATAAAAGAGGCGCAGGGAACTAGCGGTCGCAGACCGCTCATCTTCAGTATCGCTGAAGAACTACCCGACGAGGATCGTGATGACTTTTGGGCGGCGATCAACGACCACAGCATTTCTGCTGGGGCGATAAGTCGGGCGCTTGCCAACAGGGGAATCAAGTTGACTGCTGCATCCATCGCTACTTACCGTCGAAAGGAATACAGTCATGGCGCTTGAACGCGAAATCCAGTTGGAGGCTGAGATAGCAGACCTTCGTGCAGCGTTGAAGACTGCACAGCAGAAAGAAGCTCGTGCGAAGAAGCGGTCCGATGACATGGTGGAGGCGGTGTATCAGGCTGCGCGTGACGCGGCCCGTGCCACCCCAACCCGTAAACCTGTCCCATTCAAGAAGGACACCCGCAAAGGTAAGACCGAGGTGGCGTTGGTTCACGCTACGGACTGGCAGTTGGGGAAGCGCACCGTTTCGTTCGGTGTGTCCACGCTGGCGAAACGAATCGAGCAGTTCACCGAGAAGGTGATGACGCTCACCGACATTCAACGTGCAGATCATCCTGTGAAGGAGTGCACTTTGATGTTTGGTGGTGACATGGTGGAAGGCATCGGCATCTTCCCAGGACAAGCGTACGAGGTTGAGGCGCATTTGTTTGAGCAGTTGTTTGAGGCGACTTCGGTGATGGAAACGATGGTGGCTTCACTCGCAGGGTTCTTTGAGAAGGTTCATGTGGTGTGCGAGTACGGCAACCACGGTCGGCTGGGTCGCAAGGGTGATATGCCTGCCGGTGACAACATCGACCGTATGGCATATCGGATTGCGTCTGAGCGCACCGCGCACCTGAAGAACGTGTCTTGGCAGATGTCATCGAACTGGTATCAAATAGTGAACATCGGTTCCTATCGTGCACTGCTGGTGCATGGTGATGAGATCAACTCGTTCGGTGGGAACACCCCAGCGTTCGGCATCCTGCGCAAAGTGAACGCCTGGTCTACGGGTGTGGTTGAGGAGTTCCAAGACTGCTATATGGGGCACTGGCACACCCCGATGACGTTGACGATGGCTAACGCTGGTCGCATCTTCGTGACCGGTTCTCCAGAGTCACACAACGAGTATGCCCGTGCGTTTATCGCAGCAGTCGGCCAGCCATCCCAACGCCTGCATTTCGTGGATCCTGTGAAGGGTCGAACGACAGCCGAGTACACAGTCTGGTTGGACTAGCCATGAAAGATCCACTGTTTGTAATGACTGAGCACATCAACAGGTTGAATGATGAGATCACACAGCTGAAGGCTGAGATCCAGAAGTGGAAGAACATCACTGGGATCGTGCATGAAGCGTTACGAGAAGGCGACCCTGACGGTGCTCGCTTGCACTACGAGGAAAACGCCGATGTCTTGTGAGAATCTAGTCGAACTTTTGGACAATGTTCCATACACGAGCAACGAGCAGGAACTTTGCTTTGACGCAGCAGATGAGATCGAACGGCTACGCGACGAACTAGAAACCGTCAAAGCCGTGCTGGAGGAACTACGGAAATGAACGACATCCGTCTCTGCCAATGCGTCTATGACGGTGTGATCCCACGAACCCCACGCTGCGGAGAAAAGACCGATGACTCAGACGAATAAAACAATCGTGCTCGTCCAATGGGCTGACACCCACATGAGTGACTCAGGCTGGCTCGACCTCGACAAGTATGAAGACGATGGTGAAATGCTGGTGGACACCGTAGGATTCCTGATACCGGTAGGGGAACCAGGCTCCAAAGATCAGCACGTCACCGTCTGGCAAACCCTCTGCAAAGGCGAAGGAATCCACGCAATCCATATCCCAGTAGGGATGGTCCGAGACATCAAGGTTCTTGACACAGCCTCGTTACACCCCTAAAGTAAACACTCTGCAACGGAAGGAGAACCAAATGCAGGAAAGATACACACAACCAAAACCGAAGCACGGCAGCCAAGAATGGTTGACAGCTCGATGGAAAAACAAGGAGGGCTACACCCGTGTGACCGCATCGGTCGCAGCAGTCGTCCACAACGAACACAAGTACACCACCCCAGCGGATCTCGCTGTCGAACTTCTCTCGGTGACACCCCCTGCACCGAAAGAACAGAACGATGCGATGCGACGAGGCACCATCCTCGAAGAACCACTGCTCAGGTGGGCATCCGAAATACTGGGCAAACCCATCACCGAACCCCATGTGCTGTACGCATACGACGAGGACGGTGTACGACTCCTGTCCACCATTGATGGGATGGACCCGTTAGGGGAGGTGTACGAACTGAAAACCTATAACAAGCGTTGGCAGGGACAGTTGCCACGTTATTGGTATTGGCAGGGAGTACAGCAGGCGATCTGCACTGACAGTCACGAAATCAACTGGATCGTGTTCGACTCGAATTTGGAACTGCATTTCCATACACAGACCGTGACCAGTGACGAAAAGCAGATACACATTGACGCAGTTCGCCGGTTCCTCAGCTTCATCGATATGGGCATGATGCCAGAGATCGCTGATCCCACTTACGACAACGCCGCCACCTTGTACCCACAGGGCATAGAAAACACCGTCGTCTTGGGCCATGAGATCTACGACACTTTAGAACGGTTGTCGTTGGCTCGTGAACAGAAGCGTCAAGCCGAACAGTTAGAGGAACAGTTGAAGGGTGAGATCGCGATGATCTTGCAGGACTGCGAATACGGTGCTGTGGATGGCACGGTGGTCGTGTCGTGGAAGAACAGCAAACGCACCTCGTTCGATACCAAGAAGTTTGAGGCGGAGCATCCAGCGTTGGCCGCCAAGTTCAAAAAAGAAACAACATTCCGCACCATGCGGATCGTCGCAAAGGAGAGCAAGTAATGAGCAACCTCGTGATTGCACCAGACCAGAAAGGCTTCACCCCACAGCAGGTGGCAACCCTGAAGCAGTTGGGTGTGGACAAAGTATCGGACGGTGATCTCGCCGTGTTCTTCCACCAATGTGTACGCACAGGGCTGGACCCGTTCGCGAAGCAGATCTATATGGTGGGTCGTTGGGATGGTCGTGCGAACGCCACCCGCTACACCATCCAGACAGGCATCGACGGATACCGTCTGATTGCTGAACGCACCGGCAAGTACGCAGGCTCAGACGAAACCTGGGTCGAAGAAAACGGCAAGCCTTTGTCAGCGACGGTGACGGTTCGCAAGATCGTGGACGGGCAGGTATGCAACTTCACTGCCACGGCACGTATCGAGGAGTATGTGCAGACAGGCAAGGATGGGAAGCCGATGGGGTTGTGGGCGAAGATGCCGCACCGTATGTTGGCGAAGTGTGCTGAGGCGCTCGCGTTGCGTAAAGCGTTCCCGCAAGACCTGTCCGGTTTATATACGGCTGAGGAGATGTCGCAGGCTGATAACGCTCCAGCTTCCCCACAGATGGCGGAGATCCGTGAGATCAACCCTGTCGTGTCGGCAGACAATCTGGCACGGTTCAAGGCTGCGTGTGACGCTGTGCCGATCAGCCACACCGAAGTCATCAAGATTGCTGGTTTGGAAGGCAAGGAGATCCGTGAGTCTGATATGCCAGCGTTGCGGGCAGCGTTCAAGAAGGTGAAGGAAGACTTGTTCTCTCCTATCCAGGATGCCGAGATTGTGGAGCCGTTCCCGAGTCGTAAGGTCGTAGACGTAGAACCGGAACCCGAGTTCGTGGATGGTTTCCCGATTCGTACGGTTGCTGATGTGGAGGCTGAGCTGGTGGATATGTTCGGTGCGAAAGAGGTGCCGGTCGAAGCAATCCAGTCGCATCCTGCGAACGGTAAGCCGAAGATCAAGGATCCATCCGCACCTGCAACCGCACCACAGTTGGGTGTGATTCGCAAGATGGCACGGAACGTGAACATCATCACGAACGATGACCTTGATCTTCGGCTTA